AGCCATAAGCTGGCCTTCAACTTTTGCAATCAAAGCTTCCATTTCTGGGTCTGCCGTGCCAAACATGGCGGAATACTGTGCTGCTTTATTGTGCAGTGCAGTAATAACCAATGCGTCTTCTTCGGCAGTCAATGTAAATTGGGACATTTTATTTCCTTACTTCTTTGCAGTTTTTGCTGAATCAATGAATGCTTGATCTGTTGGTGCGCCTTTAGCGCCTGGCTTACGCATCTTTGCTCCACGTTTCCGTTTAGCATTGATGTTGGCGTACAAACCAACTGGACCACCTTTTGCGTACTCCGTAAAGTCAGTATTGTCACGGCGGGCAACCTTCTTGGCTGATGGCATTTTAGAGGGATTAATATCCCCCATACCGCGACTGGCTCTCATAGGTACTTACCTTTGGTTTTTCCTTTAGTGCAGCAGCCATCAGCACGGGAAGAAGCAGAGCTCACCGAGCCTCCTTTAGCGTACTTTTTAACAGAACCACCACGCTTCATACCAGGTTGGGTTGCCATCGGATTGTTTTGGTTATTGCCCATGCCCATAACCCCCATATTTTTTTGACCAAAACCCACATTACTTTGTTGCGGGGCAGGTTTTGCTGACGCTACTGGTGTCGCCGACATCGATTGATTGGCTGTGTTCTTGGCAGCAATTGCGGCTTTTGTAGCTGCCATATCTGCTAGATTTTGTCCAGGCCCCATTTGGGACATCAATTGATCTATATCTGGGCCTGTTCGACTACGCAATCTTGCAGCGTCTTGAGCTATACGCGCCCTATTTGCAACGTCTCGCTGTTGAGTCAGCGCTTGCCGCTCAGACATTTCTTGAGCGCGTTTTGTTACTTCAGCAGCTTGTGCAGCCCTTCGTGCTTGCTTTTGAGCCAACATATCGGGTTGGGGGGTATTGAAGTCCATGATTACATCTTACCTCTGGCCATGCCGCCACCACACATAACCATCGTTCCCTTGGTCTTGCCACGTTGAGCAATACCATCAGCGCGTTTGGATGCAGTCATACCGCCCTTAGCGTACCCGCGCTGGCCGCGCACAGCATCACGAGGATCCTTTTTGGACTCGGGCTTTGGTGCGGCCTCGGTTGAGGTCAGGGAGTCCATATAAGCCTTCTCCAGCTTAGGGGCATCGCGCTCATCACGCATCTCTTGCATTTCGTCTTTGGTTGGTCGTGTCATTGCGTACTCCTTAGCACTTTCCGCCTTTTTTCATGCCGCGATTACCGGGCATGGAGACCTGCATAGCTTGAGTTTTACCTTTAGATGCAATGCCATCAGCACTTTTGTGGCTAGAAGCTAGTCCACCACCAGCCATTTTTTTAGTAGCTCCACCACTCTTCATGCCCATCATTTGTTTTTTGTCCAGGGCCATATCAGCCTTGGAGCCTTCACGCATACCTTTGGACTCCACATCTTTACCTGATTTTTCAAAAGCAGCCATGCCACCTTTTTTCATGCCAGGAGCCATAGCAGGAGCCATAGGGGGTGCAGGCATTGGACGCCGAGCCATAGGAGCACGAGCTGCAGCAGCTTTAGCTGCAATCATTTGCATTACACGAGGATCCATTTTTGTAGCCATAGTGTCACCACCTTTAGAAAATTTACGGCCTTTATCGGCCTTGTTAAAGTCTTGCCCCACAGATTGTGGAACCCCTACTTTCTTGGCAAAAGCAGGGCTATGAGCCACAGCAGCCATGAAATTGTGTTGCTTCTTACTAACTGAAGGCATATTACTTCATTCCAAGTTGCTGCATCAAATTGTTGGATTGCAGTGGTTGATTAAGCGAGCTTTGTGTTGGCCCAGCTCCAAACTGCGGTGCTGCAGAAAGACTTGATTTACCTTGAGCATATTGATTTTGAGTTGGCATTGCTACAGATGTAGGCTGACCAAATCCTGTTCCAGTACCGCCCGCTGCCTGATATTGTTTTTGCACATCATTGAGTTGGGGTTGTTGGGTTTGATAAAACGGCATTGCTAAATTGGGCTCATTTAGCGGACCTCCGTATTGGGCGGGACTATACAACTGCTGCTCAGAAAGCAATTTTTGCTGCAGATCTTGCTGGTTCAATCCAAATGTTCCCATGCTTGAATTTTGTTGAACCGGCTGCGTCATTCCGGGTTTTTGACCATCCGCCTTTTGCATTTGCTGGTATTGCATCATTGCAGCGTATTGTGCTGCCTTTGCTTTTTCCTGGTCATTGCTAAACATATCCAGGCCAGTTCCAGCGGATTTTGGCATCATTCCAGGCATCATCCCAGGTTGTGGAGCTTGACCCAAAAATGTGGCACCAGGATGCTGCTGCTCTTGTTGTTGAGCTTGACGCAAAAACTGTTGGTAACCTTGAGGGTTAGCAGCGATAGCGCGTGGATCAATACCTGGAGGGAGCATACCAAAGTTACCGCCACCAAAATGACCATGATGCTGGTTCATAAAACCACGCAAGCTTGGAGGGCTGGGCTGCATTTGCGTAGTAGTTGTTGGCTGAGCAACTTGAGGCATACCACGGTTAATGTTGGTAAGCTGATCGTAGGGGTTGGGTGGAACCATTGCCATGATGTATCCTTTATTTTTTGCGTCGGATGAGGTCAACAAAGTCTTTGCCGGTCACCATTTCAGCAATACGCATGACTGCAAGAATTGCTCCGATAAGACCAAACACTGGTGAAATTACCTCAAGGAAAGACCCAATTGCTGCCAACGGAGCAACTATATCAATGATATGTTTAGCGGTGTCGTGATGTTCATTCATGTCAGCACATCCGTCCTTTGGTTTTGCCCCGCTGAGCAATACCGTCTCCACGGCGAGAAGCGCCACCTACAGAACCACCAGAGGCAAACTTGGTCTGCATCTTTTTGCGCACAGCCCCGCCGCGCTTCATACCGGTCGTTGTAGCGGTCGGGCCCATACCCGTACGGGGAGACATAAAGCCCGGTCCGTAGTCTGATACATCAAAGGGAGGGTCTCCTCCCCCTAAACTAGGTCCTTCTGTCCCTACACTAGGAGCTCCGCCCGGCTTGTTAACATCAAGCCCTGTGCCTGCGGCTTTAGCGGCTTTTTCAGCAATGATTTTCTTCATTGCCTCATCGCTTGATGGGTTAGGTACAGGCCCTGTAGTTGTAGAGCCCCCTTTAGGAGCATCAGGGTATGGAATATCCGGCTTAAACTGCGGCTTAGGAGTCGGCATGGGCATCGTTACAGACACGGGTTTTTTAAATTGGTCATTACGTGAGTAGCGGCCTGACCCCTGTTTTGGAGCCATAACTGGAGCCTTTTTACCTTCGGCGTCTAGTTTTTGAGCAAGTGCTATTTTTGCAATTTGATCTGGAGGTAGCGATGACATAGGGGTTCCTTAGCAGTTCCAAGCCTTAAGGCTCTTGTTGATACGCGAGTTCGGGTCGTTGGCGGTTTTTGCGCTGGTAAGCTTCTTCTTCATTCCAGACATTCTTGCACAAAAAGAGTCGCGCCTGCTGCCGCCTTCCGGCTGGGGAGGTTTCAAGTTCATGCCTTCCTTCTTCGCGGAGGCCCTCCCCTTGGCGTTCAAGCCGCCGTTGGGGTTCTTGCCTTCCTTGCGAGTCCATGCTGGTGACTTGGTAGCCATACATTACGCCTGTGCTTCTTTCCAGCTCAAGCGAACCAGAATATTTGTAGCTGTTCCTGCCGTATTAGTAGCAGCTACATACAAAATATCTGGGCCATCTGGGTACTGCCCCGCCTGTCCAGTTGGAACCGCAGTTGTAGTACCGCCCCCAAGGATAGAGTTACCCAAGTCACGAACTCCAGTTATGTCCAGTGTAGTTTGACCACTGGAATTGGTAAATGCTGCAGCGACTGACTCACCTCCGCTAATTGATGCTGTAGTAGTTGTGTTGACTGCTACTTGCGCTAACGAAGAGGTATATCCATTGGCGACAGTGGGTGAACTCCATGCCCCGCTAAAGCTAGTGCAGTACCCATTCAAAACCAAGTTGATTAGGAATGTACCAGCAGAGACAATGCCAAGCTCAACCAACTGCAGTTGCATACGATTGACAATTTCTTTAGCGCCAAGCAAACCAATTTGGCCGTTGTCCACAGACGGTGCAATACGAATTGCAATAATAGGGACTGTTGCACCGGCAGGGACAGCAAGCTGCGCCGTGGTTCCGTAGTTAAAAATCAGCGACTTGTCATCGTTGAACTGACCATCCATGATGACCGAAGAACCCCAGTGAGACAGTGAGGGTACGGTATCAGGGGAAGCAAACTCAACTGCAATGGGTGCTGTCGCACTGTAGGTAAAAGTTTGAGCAGCACCTTGACCGCCAGTTTGGGCGCGTGTAAGGCCGTACAAAAAACTCCCATCATTGCCTGCATACGCAATGTACTCAACAACTCCAGAAGCACCGGAAGCTTGTACTTTTACAGCGCCTGATGGAGCAAACCCAGTACCGTCTGCAATGTCCATAGACGATGCGGTAACCGTAGTACCAGATGGGTAGCCCCGAGCGGTAGTGTTACCGTAACCACGAACACAGCCTACCAATGTAGTGCCTGAGATGTTGGAGTAAGAAATGTACTCACTGCCAATTAGCACTACACCAGCATTGTTAAAACCAGTTGTTGCTGTAAGCGGGATACTCAAGGTGTCAACAGCAACAACTGCAGTTGTAGTAGTGCTACCGCTAGCCGCCAAACTAGAAGTCAAGTAGGTAATAGCTGACTGCCCGTTGGACTCATAGTGAGCTGCCATGTTACCGGAGCGCATGTATGCTTCAAACTGGCGGTTGTTGTTTTGGATTTGGGTGACATAGGTCACTTGTCCATTGGTGGCGCGGAAGCCATAACGCACCACACCAGCACCGTACCAAGAGTAGTCGATGTAGAACATCTGCATACGGGTAAGGTCAATGTTGTATCCAGACGCACCCGTGCCATCGCACTTGTCATACCACTGAGATTGTGGAATTCTAGTATCAATGGTCTTGGATACCAAAGCGCCAGAGATGGTAGAGCCACGGTACTCAGGAGACACCCGCAAGTCCGTATTACTAACAATGGTAACCACCTTGTAGGACTGCCCACGGATGACAATGTAATCACCGACCAACAATTGGGTAGCAAATGAAGTTCCAGTTCCAGTCACAGTTGCAGAGCTATTTGTTACTGCTACCGTACCATTGATCTGGTTAATAGAGTTGCGAAGCACAGCGTACAAAGTCTGACCGTCAAACTCAAAAAACACTCCGTTCTGCTGGTCAAACATACCCACACGGTTAGAAGACCCGTACCAGCTAGTTGGGCTGATGCGGATGAGGCCGGTAGCGGTGGTAGCTGCGCCAACACTGCTTACGGTTGTGTAAGTAAAAACAGTGGGAGATGTAACAGACGCAACAGTGAAGTTGCCGTTGTACACACCTTGGTCTGCGTTCAGCACTTGAATCTTTGCGCCAGCCGTTAAGTTGTGAGCGTAGCGAGTAGTTACCGTAGCTGTAGTAGTGCTGCCGGTCAGCGAGGTAACAAACAGCGCAGGCTTTAACGAAGAGCCGGTAGAGAACTGAAGGCCTTTACCTGACTGGTAACGGAAGTAACGGCGAGTCTGGCGAATCAGTTGTTGGTTGGGTGTACCGCCACCAGCCGTAAACGCTACACCGCCGTCAAAACTACGAGGCTCTGTGTAGCCAGATGGGCGGGCATAAACTACGTTAGTGCCAGCAGAGTTGGTAATTGCTGCTGCTGCTACTGTACCGTTAGTATTGGTAAATCTAAATACGTTTGCTTGAGGAGTTTGCGTAACAACTTGAGCGCCATTAATAATGGTTCCCGAGCTTGTGGTGCCTCGGATATACACATAGCTACCAAGCTGCAATCCATGTGCATTGCTTGTAGCTACAGAAACAGTAGCCGTGCCATCAGTCGTAAATGCGTTTGCACCAACCTCAATACCACAGTTGGAGTAGAAGTAGCCTGCATATACATAGGTAGTGGTTGCGCTGAATTTTTCCCCTACGGTGCAAGCCGTAGTAGGAATTACGGTCATGGTGTTTGCGCCACCCGCAGCGGTGTACCACCAGCCATTTGCGTTGGAATCAGTTGCGTTCTGGATAAAAATTGGGGTGTTGGCTGCAACTGTAAACGTGCCAGTAAGCGTCAGAGTTGTCGTGCCTGTAATGCTAGTAACACCAAGGGGCTGCTGCTGGATAAAGTAAACGCTTTGGCGGTTATTCTGCAGGGCAATCGTTTCCCACTTAGTTGGCTGAGTGCCATACTCAAAGTCGGTATCAATCAGGGCTTGTGGCGTAGATACGCGAAACTTACCTACTGGGTCTAGAGCGCCAAGCGCAGGGGTAACAAACGGCGCTACAGTGCCGGAACCAGCAATACCCGTAATGGGCAAAGACTTGTTTGAGTTGTAGTCAACAACGGTCCATCCAGACATATTAACTCCTTAAATCCAAAGAAGGGGGCCGAAGCCCCCGTTACTTAATTAGTCGAAGTTACCGTATGGGTAAGCAGTAGCAGTACCGATATTTCCGTCTGGCTGGACATAGCGCAATGCCACATAAATCTGACCTGCAGTTGGGGTAACCAAAGTTGCAGTAGCTGCAATTGACAGAGTAAATACAATCTGCGACAAAGCCTGGGTTCCATTAACACCTACGATGTCAACAGGGGTATTGTTTGCACTCGTAACTCCTGCTGCGGTGTATGCAAAACTTTGACGGCCAGTACCAGAAATGCTTGATACAGAGCCATACAAAGGAGTGCCGCCTTCAGTAGTAAATGTATTGGATACATACATTTTAATAGTGGTGATAGTGCCACCAGTAGGAACCACTGCTACGTCAATAATTGGAATGTCAATGTCAGATCCGGTTGGGATGTACATCACAAAGCCACGATAGATATTGCTGGTAGTGTCAGCAGTCGGTACCACAGCAGTAGACTGGGCCAAGGGCACAGTAGAAGATGGGGTGTAAATGGTCGCGTTGCCATTTGGGATGTTGTTACCTACAACAAACTGGCTGGAGCCGCCGGAGTAGCCTGCCGTGTTAGCGGTCAGGTTGAGTAGATCCAAGTAGCCGTTTTGCGTCAGCGTGGTATAGCCCACGTTGCGTTGAGGGCCAAAACGGTTGTCGCCCGACAGAATAGGGCCTTCGAAAGTAGAACGTGCCATGACAAAAAGTCCTTATGCAAAAGAACCCTTACCAATCGTTGCATCGTCTGCTGGGGCAGTGGCGGTAAGGGCAATCACCCAGATAACTCAATATACCACAAATTTAAATTGGTGCAATAAAAAAGGCCCCCGGAGGAGCCTTCTTTAAAACACTATGGTTTAGTACGAGCCGCTAGAGCCGTACATACCCAAAGGATCAGACCAGCCGAAGCTGTAACGCTCACGAGACTTGTAACGCACGTTACCGGTATCGAAGTCGCCGTCCATGCTGTTAGACAGCGGAGTACGGACAAAGTGCTTCATACCGTTAGGTACATCAGTCGTCAGGAACCAAGCGTTATTGTCGGTCAAGAAGTGGTTGATGGTATAGCCTTCAGCCACCGATCCATTGTTCTTCAACGCATTGATGTCGTTGTTGTTGGTACCGACGCGGAGTTCGGTTTCCAACAGACGAGTAGCAACGAATTGCAGAGCAGGAGGAACGATCAGCTTTTTGGGCTTAGCAGCAATCAACAGACCACGCTCATCCGTCCAAGCGGCGATTTGAATAACAGCGGCTTCCAGGGAAGTCTCATTCAAGTCAGCTTGGGTGGTTGGGGTGTTACCGTTGGTTCCACCATTAACCAAGGGGTGAGCGGTGCTGAACAAAGCAACACCATCACCGCCGGTATAGGCAGCGCTGAAGCCGTTGTTCAGGGGAGCAGCACCCTTGACTTGCTTGGTGTACGCCATAGCACGAGCCAGGCCCTTGGTGTAACGAGCCGACAAGCTGTCATACAGGTTGTCCTCGATAGCCTCTTCAGTCAAGCTGAAGCCAAGAGCGATGGTTTCGTGGTTGTAACGAGCGGTCCATGCTTCCTGTGCATTGTCGTAAGCGATGGCGGAGCCCTCATTCTTAACGGGTGCAGCAGAGAAGCCAGACAGTTTTGTTTCTTCTTCAAAAGAACGCTCAGAGGTTTCGACTTCATAAATTTCTTTATGCTCTTCACCATAACGGGCGTACTCAAGACCAAACAAAGCGTTCAGACCGGGGAGCAACTCTTTAAGTAGTTGTGCGCGTGAAATAGCCATTTTAAGTTACTCCTTATTAGGCGGTTTGAGTACCGAGCGCGGTGTAATACGAGTGGAAACCAAAGTTAATCTTGCAAAGAACTTCAGTGTACTGCGTAAACACAAGCACGGAACTTGCTGGGATTGCGGTTGCAGTAGCAGCAGCGCCGCCAGCATTAACCACGCCATATTGTGCGTTGACAACAACAGAGGTAGCGCCAGCAGTAGCTGCTGTAGAAACCCAGTTAGCTGTACCAACGTACTGACCATTTGCGGCCAAGAAACCAACTTCAGTACCAACTGGCAATGCGTTAGGCAGAGCAGAGGTAGTCAAGGTGGTAGTACCGCTAGACCAAGTGGCAGTGCCCAAGGAAATAGCAGTGTCAGGCACAACATCAATAATCTTCACAGGAAGAGCAGCGGTAGTAGCAGCAGAGCTTGCCAAGATGCCGTTCGACGAGTTACCGGTATTGACGCTACCCGCCAGGTTGGAGATGGTCATGTTCAGACCAACCATTGCGCTCGAAGCCGAACCAATAGTGGTACCGCCTTGAGTTGTTACAACAGCTGCTTTGAAGATGGTGTCAGGGTCATCAGTCACGATAGCAACGGCATCACCAGCCAAGGTCGAAGCGGGCCAGTATTGGCTGAACTGCTTTTGCTTGGTCAGAGGGTTGGTGTAAGAGCAACCCAAGAAGATACCGATTTGACCGTAACCAGCCGCACCGGTGGAAGCAGAGCCGCCATCAGTAACTGCCAGACGGGTCACAAAGCCACGAGTAATCGAGACAAAATCGCCGTAAAAGATATTGGTAGCGTATCCGTACTGGACCTTCACGTTACGTGTAGAACCAGCGAATACCTGACCTCCGATCAAATTGACCGGCTTAAGGCCGTAGGGGGCCGAGACCGTAGGATATGCCATTTAAGACTCCAAAAAAATAATTAAGCGCCTTTGCCAAAGCTGGTCGACGATTTCCGCTCATTGAAGAGTGGCATACGAGGGTCGCTTTGACGCATCAAATTATTGTCCACAGCAACCTCTTGAGCTTTAGCCTGGTCAGCAAAATATTTGTTTCGCTGTTCCATAAACTCAGTAGGGCACTTGCAGAGCAACAACCCGCCGATTTCAATATTGCCACTAAAGCGGCTATTGGCATCGGACAACATTCTAAATTTCGGTTGCTCCTCAACAGTAACTGGCTCCCATCCCTCACGGAATTTGCCAGAGATATTGCGGGGGTCAGCAACACTCAAAGTAGAAACACGGATCCATCTGTACGCATAGCCAGGCTGTTTGTCAGGCTCTGGCAGGGTTTCTGCCTGCGACCATTGTTTTGGACGCTCTGCCATCAATCGTTCCTCAAGCTCTCGCGGTTTTCTGTTTTCGGCCATGATTTATGATCCTAATTTGATTTTTTCCGAAGCAAATTGCTCTGGTGTAAGGTTAAATTTCTTTGCCAAGTTAAGTTCACCTTGGGTCAACTTGACTCGTTTTGCGGATGTACTCCGTGTAGCTGGTGCAACCACCGAGCTTTTTCGGCTGGGCCGAGTATCTTGTTCCTCCTGCTCTGCAAATTTCTCTGGAAAGCGCTGGCGGATAGTTTGGTTGATGCGATTGTAATACTCTTGCGATGAAACTCTAACACCTTCTTTGCGGAGCTTTTCATGCAACCCCAAAGCCAGGCTGGTCATTTCATCATCTTCACCGAACCAGGGGTTATCTTGTTGCCAAGCTACCGCTGATGGATCTTGAGTAGGAGTATTAACCGCTTGCCGTGGCGGTTGTATCACATATTCTTCTTCCTGTACAGTAGGGCGGAAGTTCTTAACCTTATCAGCCTTCAATGTGGCAGCGGTTAATTTTTCCTGAGCCTCCATTACTTTGTCTGTATCGCCAGAGTCATACGCCTCGCGGTATTCTTTCTTGGCTGCAGCCATCTCCATTTCAACAGCCCGGGTAACGCTTGCAATAACATTACTCTCACTGTTGTTTAAGTTGGACTTGAGCTTTTTATTCTCATCCATCAACTTACGGGCAAACTCAATTGCTTGGGTTTGCTCACGCATGGCTGCTTCTTTTTCACGGCGCTCATCATGCGCCAGCTTCTTCATCTGCAGAAGCTTCTTCTTTACCTTGGTGGAGTAGTCTTCCAACTCATCGTTGTAAAGATCTTCCTTAATTTTTTCAGGTAAAGGTTCTTTATTCCGGTCCTCTGGAGGGGTATCGTCTTCAATCTCAACAATGATCTCATTGTCAATCTTGTCGTCATCCTTCTCGTCGGGAAATTTAAATTCATCGTATTTCATGTACGCTCCTTATTTGCGTTTAATGCCACGGGGGTCTTGAACAACACCCTCAACGCTGTCATCGTTGATGATGCGGAACTCACGGTCATGGATCAGAAGCCGAGTACCAGCATTTGGCCGGACAAGAACAAAATCACCTTGTTTACAGTACGGTCCATTGGGGAACCGTTTTTCATCTTTGTAGCAATCAGGGCCAAGCTCAACCACAAATAGAACTGTAGTTAGCAGCTCTTCATTCCGCATCATGTCTGCGGACTTAATAAGGCTGGACCCATCAATGGTTTCTTCTGCCTCTGGTACAGCACAAAGAATGCGGTAACCACTTGGCTTTGGAAGCTGTTTTGCTTTATCTTCTGCAGGCTTGTTCAAAATTTGAGACAAGTCCACAGCGTTCACGAGATCCAAATTACTCATCGTCATTAGTTTTCAGTCTTTCTTGTAGGTCTGTGATGTATAAACGTGCAGTGAGCAGACCTTTAACCTCTCCGCACATCTTCTTGTACTCCGCATAATCCATTGCCTTACCATCAGCAATGTTCACTTGGAGTTGGGATACTTTGTCATTTATCTTTGCAGACAAATGGTCCAGGTATTTATCAATCATATTTGACCCTTGTACATACTAGCCATAAGGCGTTGACGTTCACGTTCATTCTCTGCCTGCAATTTGGCTTGAGCAATAGCTTCTGCAGAATGAACTTGCATCTGGGCATTAATAGATTCAGCCTGAATGCGGGCCATGTCCACTTGCTTTTTGTTCTCAAGGCTCATACCTTCCAACTGTTGCTGGCTGGCTTTAAGCTGCATCTCTTGCTGATCCTTCTGTTGCTTGCGCTGGATCTCTGCGTTCTTGAGTTGTAGTTCCTGTTGTTGCATTTGAATGAGCGGGTCTTGAGCTTGCTGTTGAGCTTGCTGCTGCTGGGCATTGGCTGAGTTGGCTTGATTAACTTGCTGACCAGCTTGAGCCATGAGTTGAGACAACTGCACTTCCACATCCTCTGGCAATGGCTCGCCCGGGGCTGGTAGGGGTACACCCATCTGCTGCTCAATCTGTTTGCGGTACTCAAAGGCCAAGTGCTCAGCATTGTGAGCTTGCAGTGCGGCCATGATCTGGTTTGCCTTTGGGTTCTGGCCGATGGTCTGCATGATCATTGGATCTTGCATGAACATCTGGTGGACCGTCATGTGGGCCTTGTGGTCCTGGGATATAAAAGCTTTCATGGACTTGCCATTGAGTGCATTCATGTTCTCAGTCACTGGATCAACCGGCAACTCATCCTCCTCAAGCTTGACCAGCTTCTCTGCATTCTTGATACCCAGTACATCCAACATCTGGCGGTGCAGTTGCGGCAGGTCGTAGATATCAGGAGCTTGCTGAGATAGTTGAATGACAGCCTGGTACTGGACAATCTTCTGCGCCATCGTGGCTGCATTGGGGTCCGATACTGGGATAACTGTAACAAGGTCATAGTCCGACTGCTTGGCCTTGGGGGATCCTTCATCTGGCTCATAGCTGTACGTCGAAGGCGTATAGTCGCGGATGATGTCGCGCAGCAGGATCAGCTCTTGCTTGAAGGAGTAGTGAATGCGGGCTTGTACCGCCGTCATTACTTTCAGGGTGCGCTCAAGGATAGCCAGGGTTGTGCCGACAGGAGAGTTGGCGGACATATCAGCCACCTGGATATCGGCGGCAGAAGCAAACTTCCGTCCCTCGTCCACGATCTTGTCCAGCAGCATTGCCAGTACTTGGCTTGGCTCCTTGTATGGGAGAGCCATGATGTTGTCAGCAATAGTCCCGCTAGGTACGTCAACATCACGCCATTCCGCTGGGCCGATTGGTGTGTCGTCACCCTTAACACGCAATCCCCGGGTCTTAAAGCCGCCTGGTAGGTTAGCCAGGGTTCCAGCGTCTACAAGTTGGCGCAGAATAGATGTTCCGGACTTAGCAAACGCGCCTACAAGGTGGATTAAGCCAAAGCAGTAGAAGCCAAAGCCAGGAACGTAGCCGTAATGCACAAAGTGCTGGCGTTTGCTCTTGAGCTTGTCGTCTTTATCCCAGTTGCGGCGGATTGCCAGGCATTTTTCGCTGCCTTTTTCAACTGTAACAATGTATGGCAGGGCAATACCGGTTGGTTCACCGTTTTTATCTGTATCTTCAAACCCTTCCAGGTCCAAATTGACGTTGATCTCCAGGATTTTGTAGCGGTCATCCGTACTTGCACGGAATCCCATCTTCTCTGCGATCTTTTTCTCAACATCATCCAAGTTATTGTTGGGTTCTCCCAGATCAATGTCCGAGTAGAAGCCAGCAACCTGCAGTTTACGGATTTCATTCTCCGTTTTCCGCATAACGTGGGTAATCCGGTCAGCAGTTTGCAGATCTGAAGCGCCATAAGGGACAACCAGGTCTTCAGCCGGTACAAAAATGGAGGTTTGGCGGTCAAGATTTGGGTCAAAGTACACCTTCTTGAAGGCATTACCAGCCAAACCCAAGCCCCACAACATACGCTCATGCTCAGGGCGGAACTCTGTCATCACATCCGTGAGTTCATAATTCATATCTGCAGCCACACGGGTAGCAGCCTGCTTCTTTTCTGGGGTTTCTTTGCCAATGATCTGTGTTTTGACGGGTCCAGCCGAAGGGAAGGTGCTCATCATCACCTCGGCCTGGAATTTAACCACTGCTTCTGACAGGAGTGGGTGATAAACACCGCAAGCGCCAATCCAGGGCTCAGCCCGCTCTTCAATTTTCATACCCAGTAGCTCGAGTCCGTCTACATAGGTCTGCATCCACTCCTTGCGGGAGTTAACGTCATCTTCAAAATCTTCAATCAACTCCGAAACAAGCTGGCTAACTACATCTGAATCCAGCTCGTCAACCAGGTTGGCATCAAAATCATCTTCAACGCTTCCAATTTTTATTTCAGTATCACCAATATGGATATCAACTGACTCCGGATCTTCAATCTCAATCTCAATTCCATCATTTTCTGGAGGTGCAAGTGATTCCAAACCCATTGGAGCGGAGGAGAGTGATTTTTCAATAGACATATTTGTCCTTAGTAATAAGATGCTTTGCGCCGGAATGAACGTACTTCATCCTGCTCATCTGTTGCCAGCCGAATGAAACCGCCTTTTCTGAAACGGATCAGTGCCTGGGTAGCGGAGTCAACCAAGTCATCGTGGTCTGAATTTGGAAATGCAGCCATCTCCTCAATTAATTCATCAGCCCAGCGTGTTGACGGAGCCCAAACCTTACCACTGGCAAATAGATCAGCTACAGAGTTAATCCGCACCATCTTATCATTTCCCCTACTTGGAGTAAATTCCTGGACAGGTATGCCCATTGCCCGCAATTCAAATATCAGCGGCGCTCCCGAAGCCTTGGCCTCAACAATAAACGCATCCGGCTCCCACTCTTTGTAATGGTTAAACGCCTTGGCTTTAAGTTCAGGAAACTCCATACGCTTTTTAAATGCATCCAACAGAATGATGTGAGCGTCCTCGGAGTTTTCGTTCATGTAGAAAACACCCCAGGTAGTGCAAGCCGAGTAGTCAGACCGCTCTGTCTTCAAGAATGCAGTATCCCAGCTCTGGATAACAAACTCGCAGCGGGGCGGGTCTTCCTTCTCCCAGATCTTCCACCACTCACGTTTAACAATCGCGCCCTCTTCAGAGGTTGGGCTCTGTTGGTATTGTGCATTCCACTTCGCGGCTGGCAGTTCAGATCGCAGTGCCTCCAGCTCTTCAAGTTTCCAGAACTCCGGCCAAAGGGGTTTATCGCTAGGCAGGATGGCGGGGAAGTCAATTACCTCCCAGTCGTCGTTTCCATCCTTATCAAGGGAAGACTGAATAATCCGGCCCGTCAGATCTCTCTTGGCCCAGCGGGTCATAACAACAACGATAGATCCGCCTGGCTGCAGACGCTGGCGTGGACCAGATGTGTACCACTCATATACCTTATCAAACACCGACGGATCTCCGGAAGCAAGCGCGGCCTCCTGCTCAGAGTGCGGGTCATCAATGATCAATAGGTCAGCACCCTTACCTGTTACTGTTCCGCCGACACCGATAGCGAAGTACTCACCATCCTTATTCGTTGACCAACGGCCAGCCGCCTTACTATCCTGGCGCAGATTCACGTTAGGGAAGATCTTTGAGTACTGCTCACTGCCAACAAGGTTACGCACCTTCCGGCCAAATCCAACAGCCAATTCAGCCGTGTTTGAAGTCTGGATGATTTTCTTGTTAGGGTACTTACCTAAGAACCAGGCCGGCAACATGTAAGAAGCAAACTCTGACTTTGTGTGCCGTGGTGGCATATTGATGATCAGCCGCTTGATCTTCCCCGACGCAATGTCCTGGAACTTACGAGCCATCACCTTATGGTGGCGTCCATCAATAAAGCCCGGCCACATTGTGTGAACAAACTTCAGAAAGTCCTCCTGCGCTTCCTCACGCAAAAGACTGGCCCGGTACTCATCCAGCTCATCAAAGAACGCCTCCTGCTCATTAACAGGAAGAAGAGCAATAGCCTTACTCAGTGCATCAATATTCATTTACTGCAAGGGCCAAGAGCCGCAAAGTAGTCTTCATCCAGGATCACATCCCCGTGTGTCTCTATCCAAACATGCGCTCCACAAGATAAAGGCTTGTCAGGCGAGTACACAATAGTACTGTCGCCCTTGATCCGAACAAAATGAGCGTATCTGTTGTCCTTGTAGGTTTTCACCGTCAGCACAGGGTCATTCGCGCCAGTCTTCTTGTTGGCCTTGATAACATGTTGATTCACATGGATGATTGTCTTCATATATTCCTCATCGACAAATAGCTTGGCCGCACACTTCGAGCGCTCCTGCTCATCCGCTTGCAAATCCCCAGCTCACAAAGCTTCTTCACAATCCGATGAACATTACCCCGCCCCTTATCACCAGTCTGGTACATGATGTCATCAATGGACGGCCCATAGCCAAAATTCTTCCAGTACTCATCTATCACAAGGAAGACAGTCCTCTGCTTCTCAGTCATGTAGTACTCCTTCTTCTTTACGGTATGTAGTAGCTTTGGATGTTTCATCTATAACATTGTTACAGTTGTTAAAAAAATATACCCCCACCCCATTTTTGTACAGAAACAGACCGGGGGGGTGTTTCAACTATAACTTTGTTACAGTTGGTCAAAATCATCGACTGAATCATCAACTGAATCATCAACTGGATTGGATTCTTCTTCAGATCGAATGTGTGGAATAGTATGTGTAGGCGGACCCGCGCGCGGCGCGCCTGATTCGGGGGGTACGGGTGCGGTGGGGTCGCTGCCGGCCTTGGCGCTCTTGATCTCAGCGAGCAAATCGAGCGCATCATCTACCGGCTCAGCGTCTACAGTGACGGCCTGCAGCCTGGACAGCAAGCGAGTGCGGATATCGTCACTGCGCGACACTGTCGTAATCTCTTTGCGCTCAATGAACGCGCCTACATCGTACAGCGAGCCCAGCAGCTTGAGACACTGCACCCGTGACGCTGGGGGGAAGTCATCGTCCAGGCTATGGGCAACCAGCTGCTGCACCAGTAAAGCCTTCAGTTGTAGGGGTGTTCGATGTTTTTCAGCCTCGATGGCCAACTTATAGGCTTCCACTTCCCGAGCGACCGCAGGGTTTGCTGCCAGCTCATACGGGGCTGTGTGTATTGTTGCCGGTGTGGCGTCTGCCTTGTAGCTCTCTCTGTAGGCCTGAGCCTTTGGTTTCCCTAGCGCTACTGCATGAGCGAATGCCTTCTGTTTTGCTGTGAGCTGTGGTGTCTTACCCTTACCAGCCGATAGAAGCACTTCTACTGGGATAGTGTCCAAGCCTGCCTTGATTTGCTCGCGCGTTAGTTTTTGCGTGGTTTGCTTTGCCATTGTGTACTGCCCGCCTTTATTGCGACCGACCGGTATTTATTGAGAACGGGAGGACTATATCACGACTCGCGCGTTTGCATAGTGGCTGCTGGGTCCAGGCTTTGCACTGCTGGGTCTATTCCGTGACTGGTCGACACATTCAATTCTATTAATTGTTTTCCCCGTTTTACTGTACAAAAACCCCTTGACATGATATGCAGCACATGAGACATTAGACGGGCATCTATTGCATTAACCCACTACCCGAAAGGACGAACATGGAAACCATCGCATTCAACACTGGACGCACCTACACCGAGCACGGGCAGCGCATAGCCGCCAAGCGCCTGGACAATGGGGCGATCATCATGCTGGACATTGATCGAGGGATTGATTACCTACTGCACCCCACAACCCAGCTCACAAAGGCCGGCGTGATGCGCGCCTACGACCTTAGCGACGTTGTTTACCCTGCGGATATCGGCATGGACTACGCCGATTACTATGCCCAGCTAAAAGAATTGCGCGCAGCCGCCGAGCTGGTTCCTACACTATTCCCAGCACTGTAAAACTGCAGCCTATGCCCTCCCGCGAGGGTATAGACGGCGATTTTGCCGACAACCCAAAAGGCTAACCATGCGACCCTATATTGCGTTTTATCGCGGCAAGCAAACAACAGTACACGCGCCCAGCTCATACGCCGCCCAGCAGCTCGCAGCCGCTTTTTTCAAAGCTCGAAAAGCTTATGACGTCACAGTAATGCTGGCGGACGTTATCCATGATGGGGCTGCACTGTGAAATACACACTAGAACCAGGCGCTGCCGGTTGGATTGTCACTAACTACGCCGGACAAAGCCGGACATTTGCCAAGCTATGGCTCGCGCTGGCCTACATTCAAAAACAGCTAGGGGCTCATGATGCGTGAGCACTACACCCCCACCAATCACCCCAGCCCGTGGGCTGCTGCTGCGCTGGTTGTAGCTATTGGCTGCGCCCTCGCTTATACCCTTTTCGCTTACCTATAGGACGCCACTATGTACACATTTATCCGCGCCAGCTCGAACCGGAAAACCGGACCAATACCGCAAACTTACTCGCTCCGAAAAACTTGCCCCGATAGCTGCCCACACTACGGGCAGGACTGTTACGGGGAAGACTTTTACACCCGTATGCAGTGGGACAAAGTGCCAGCTCGCGGGGTCCCAATTGACATACTCGCCAGCTATATCCGCAACTTGCCACCGCTGCAATTGTGGCGTTATGGTATCGCCGGCGATCTTCCAGGCGATGGAGAGCTAGTCGACCCTTACGAGCTGGGGGTGATTGTTAAGGCCAATACGGGCCGCAAAGGCTTTGCATACAGTCACAAGCACCAGCCGCAGGCAATTAAGTGGATACGCGCCGCCAATGCTTGGGGCTTTGTCGTGAACTTGAGCGCGGACGATGCTGGACACGCCGACCGGCTCAGCGCCCACGGCTTGCCAGTGGTGTGCATTGTGCCAAGCGATACGCCCAAACTGTCATTCACGCCCGAAGGTCGCCGCATTGTCGTATGCGAAGCGCAGACCCGCGCAGAATCGACTTGCGAGAATTGCGGTAATTGGGACGCATGGTGCAGCCGAGCCGACCGCGACTTTATTGTCGGTTTCCGAGCCCACGGCACACGCGCCAAGCGCACCGACCAGCTGGCGCGCCGAGTAATCCCTATCCTGAAAGCCTGAACCATGATTAAGACAATGATCGCCAAATACGCCGGACGGGACGCAATCACCGGCCACCGGTTCAATGCTGGAGATGAGATCCAATACGACACCATTACCCGCAAAGCTTGGATCCACGAGCCTGGAGACATGGAGACAGCGCCGATATACGCCCCCGCCGGCGTGATCATGTTCAACGGGCAACACGGGCGGACGATCCACTACCGCAACCCGCGCGGACGCTGCGCGGACGCCCCGTGCTGTGGCTGCTGCACGATATAGGGCTATTTGTAAGCCCTGACGCGCAGGGCTTACGGGCTACCCCTAACCAATGAAAGGCAACCCATGAGCAACGCACTAATGATCGCATACCACGCAAAAAACGACCGCCAAGGCTGGCACGAAGTAGCGCGACACCCCGCCGACTGGACAGGCTGGCACAAATTCGACCGCTCCATGATTGACGAAATGTTGCACCACGGACACATCACGATCACTTGTGGCTGGAATATGTACCAGCTGGTGCGCGCATGAGCTGGCTTGTTTTGACCCGTTTTCGCGGGTGGTGGGCTGACAGCTGGACGGAAAACGACCAGCCCCTACGCTTTGCGACCCTACCGGCAGCGCTCGAAGCCATAAATCTACTGCTGGACGCTACCCCTGAACAATCCATAACCGACTACAAGGTAATCCAAGAATGATACACACCGAACACGCCTACCACGAAGCGGGCTATCAATACGAACGCCTATCACTACCCGCCAGCCGCATAAAACGGGCACAAGAGCTGCGCGCAATGATCGCCAGCGAAGAGCCGCAAGACCGCGACCACGCGCGCCGGTTGATCGACCAGGGTCGCAGGGAATACCAAACAAACGCAAAAGGCTAAAAATGCAAACATCCACCGAGCAAAAAATAGACGCTATTTGCCACGCCCCAGTCACTGAAACCCAAGCTCTGCGCGAAGCACTGGGGAACTTGATTTACTGGGCGAGCGTTAATAGCTGCGAGCTGCCCGACTCTGCCATGACGGAAGAGCTGACCGAGGCAATCCACACCGCGCAAAACGTGCTGCACAGATAGCACTCAAAGCCTCGCGCGCGGGGCTTTGGGGGCAAATGTGACCCACCACAAAGAAAGGCGAGAGTATGAAACTATTGGACGCAACAGGGCGCGAGGCGCAGCTTGGACAGTACTACCCCACGTTTCGCGGGGAGATGTACTTACTGGTCGGCGCTCGAGAGCCACACAAACCCAGCAGCACCGGCAGGGTTTATGTGAAGCTGTCGCAAGACGCTACCACCACGGAATTCTTTCCAGGCGTGTTCGGCATGAAATGGGCGCAGCAATGATGATCACGCAACCAAGCCAAATAGCACTCTATCGCCTGATGGTGCTGCGCTCCGGTCTACGGCTGGAGATCAAGGGTCTGAAGGTCAAAGGCGGCAAGAGCTGCTATTCGATCATTCGCACTGAATTCGGGCTGAAGGGCAACCGCGCCAACGTATTGGAGCAGCTGGACGCCATCATTAACCACGAAACCGCACAGCTAGGGGAAGCGCGCGAGTGATATCTACAAGCCCAGCGAGCTGGGTTTGTGGGTCATCATTCGATGGCTGCAACTGTAACAAGGAGAGAATCATGGGTCTAGATATGTACCTGAACGCGAAGAAATTTACTAGCTGGTCGTCTGATGAAGACGCCGCGCCCACAGTGGATGGTGTACCGGAAGCCGCTGGGATGAAGCTTACCCACCTGAACTACGAGGGGATGTACTGGCGCAAGGCCAACGCGATCCACGCATGGTTTGTGGAGAACGTGCAGGACGGGGAAGACAATTGTCAGGAGTACTACGTCAGTTTTGATGACCTGATGAAGCTAATGGAGCTGTGCGGGGAAGTGATCGCCAACCCCGACAAGGCTGCGGAACTGCTACCACCACAAGGCGGGTTCTTCTTTGGAGCCGCCGAGGTGGATGACTGGTACTGGGAACAGGTCAAGCGCACCCACAAGGAACTCAAGGAACTGCTGAGCAGGGAACTGGGCGACGAGTGGTCATTCACCTACCAATCATCATGGTGAACCATATGAAAAACGCTGAATTGATCAATGACGTTATTGAGCAAATCAAGCGCGATTTTGAGATTGGGGACTCCACCGCTGTGGTGGAGTTGCTTGCTGACCTCCCGCGCGAAAGTTTGCTGGCGTACCTACCCGAAGATGATGAAGCAGGCATTTGCCCAACCTGCAACGGGAGCGGGGAAGGGTATCACGAAGACACAGCCTGCTTTACCTGCAAAGGACGAGGTACGTTCTAGAAGAACGGGCGGAGGGACTCGGCAGCTGCCTGGACTCCGACCCTCTGCTCAAAGTCGTTGAAGTCTTCACCAGCCTCGCCTAACCAATAGCGCGAGGCTATTTTTTTAGCAATACTTATCCCCATCGGGTCGTTGTCGGCAATCACCAACGGGTCTTGCACCGACTGGGCGATCTCTACCATGTTCCCAGCCGAGAAGCAAACGTGGATTGTGTACCGCTGGCGCATGGATTTGAGAGCGCGGCGCACTGATAAGCCTGTCGCAAGACCCTCCACCAATACATTCCTGCCGTGGTTATCAATGACCAGGCTGGCTCCTTTTGTGCGCTGCCCTGATAAAAACTTCTTTGTTCCGTCTGCTTGGATTAACTGCAGCCCGACCAGCTTGCCATCCACCCGCATCGGGACTGTCAGCAGCCCCTTCCATACTTTGGCTGGCTCTGCAAACCCTTTGCGAATCAGGTATGGGTGCGGTTCAACTGTAACATTGTTATAGATGAATGCAGCCTTCTTTGCCGCATCCACCTGTTTCTGTTGCTGCTCTGCGATTCTGCGCTCCCGCTTGGCTGCTGCGTGTGGGTCAGGCACATACGGCTCATTCGACTGGTATCGGATCGGGGACTCATGGACTGCGTGGTTCTGCACCAAACCGCTTCTGCCGTCAAAAATGTACGCCCCGTTCTTTTTGCGCGGGTGATCTGTTGTTGGAACTCGCATCCAGCGCCCCTCCACCACATGGTCAATCAACAAGCCATGCGACTGTGCAAATTCTTCAAAACTCATGCCCTAGCCTTTGCGTATGCGATAGCTTTACTCTTAATCCAATTGAGTGTCTTGTGGCTGGGGGACTTTGTCTCCGATCCCAAGCCGCGAGGGAATGCCCCGTACTTCTCTTTGTACTTGTGCGCCGCCCAGCCATCCTTGTAGCCGCGCATTCGACTGTAGTACAACAGCTCGGAGTAAAAGCTTTGGTTCTCAGCGGTGGAGCTTTTGCCTGTCTCCAGCTCAATCATGTGGCCTGGTACGTTCAGAACCTCTTTCATGGGTCTGATCCAGCCGCACTCACCGCATTGCCGTCCAGGCCAAACCCACAACGCGCCGCATCCACCGCACTTGGACTCTTTTTTAACCTTCTCGGGTGGTTCTTTTTTGGTTGCCTCACCTCCATCTGGAAGCTCGGTCACACCATCAGCGAACAGGTCATCCCACTCCTTGCGGAACCTGAGATAGTTGCCGCTGTGATCAAGCCAAACGCCGTGCGTCTTACCCTCACATGGACGCATGACGCGCCCCATCTGCTGGACATGGCTGCTGAAGGACTTGGAGAAGGGTCGAGCCGACACGCCAATCATTACGTCAGGCACATCAAACCCTCGCGTGAGGATGTCGGTTGCGATCAGGCCGGTGATCTTTGTATCGGGACGGCTGAAGTCTTCAATGGTTTCCCGCTTGAAGTCATCCTCTTCTTTGTAGCTGATGGACACAAAGTGATAACCGCGCTCAGCAAACTGTCGCACCAAGTCACGCCCATGCTCAACACCGGAGGCGAAAACTACAGTCTTGCGCGGTCCACCAAACAGCTGGTTGGTTTTCTGTATCCACTCATCAACTATATCGCCGGTGATCTTCATGCCACGGGCGCTCACCTCGTCTTGCGACCACTCGCCAGCAACCTTCTTGGCTCCGGTCATGTCGATCTCTTTGGCAATGAAGATCTTGAGTGGAACAAGCCATTTATCCTCAATCAGCTCTCCTGTGGGCTTTGCACCAACCACATGGGTGTAGGTGTCTCCCAATCCTTTTGTGAATGGGGTGGCGGTCAGGCCAATGACCTTTACTTGCGGATTGTCTTGGATGTACTGGATGACCTGTCTGCGCTGGACATGGCACTCGTCAATGATCAGGAGGCCAACGTCCGGGAAGTCAGCCCGGCGCTCCAGGGTCTGTGCGCTACAGACTTGGATGCTCTCATGGGGGCGGTATCGCCAGTGACCAGATTGCATGACGCCATGCGGGATTTTGTACTTGGAAAGGCGTGTGCTGGTCTGGTTAACCAACACAATCCGATCCAATACCATTGCCACCCTGATACCTAGCTTGGCGTGTTCAGCCATAACGTGCATGGCTACTTCTGTTTTGCCAAATCCTGTTGGTGCATACAACAGTTGGCAGCGGTGCTGGGCAAATCCTTGGTCGAGTTTAGCCACAACATCCGCTTGATGCGGTCTTAAATTTATCATGCTCTCTCCTGCTGGGAAACCGCCCAGCTTCGGTGTTTACTTCTCTGCGCGTTTCTTCCAGTAGTTGATTTGCTTCAACATCTCAGTGTTCTTGGACATGAACTCATTCCGACTTTGGGTCATGGAATAAAGCTGTGCCTCAAGGTCTTTGACCTGCTCGCGCAACATAGTAATTGTGTCTTGCACCTCCTGCTTTGCCTCTTCCGAAACAGGCATAGACTGAACTGCAAGCATATCTTTGAGCCGAGTATTCTCCTCCGAGATCACGCCAAATTCAGTTGCCAGCTCATTGATTTTTTCATCTTCTGTGGGCTCTTCATAGTCGGGCTCTATTGGTGCAGGCTTGCGTCCAATGCTTGTGGTATCGCGGCGCTTGCCATCTTTGCCAATGCTGGAGGACTTCTCGAGCCCCAATGCCTTGCGGATGCGACCAACAGTCATCTTGCTCACATCGCAGGCGACAGCGATCTGGTAGTCTGAAAACTCCCCTAGCTCGATATCCTCAAGAGCCAATTGAACAACGTAGCGGCGCTCTTCTGCGCTGCGTGGCTTGCCGTGCTTGGAATTTGCCTTCAAGGAGGCAATGAATGCATCACGCTTTGTGCCCTGAATAACATTGCCCAAAATCTCTTTGTAGCCAGCCTGGGTGTGTGCGTGTACGCGATGGAATCCATCAGACAACCAGTAGTGCTTGCCATCGAAGTACAGATCGACAGGTGGAAAGACCGCACCTTCCAGTAGCTGTTCTTTGTAGTGCTGTACAAGGCTGCCATCAAGCTCTTTGCGGGGCTGCGTTCCACCATCGAGGCGGATTTTTTCCAGCGAAATTTTTTCAGTCATTTTTTTCCTTGAGTAACTGTCTTACTTGAACCATTGCATCTTTAAGGTCACCTTGCAATTGCTTGATGGCCTCATGCTGTGCTTGCATACGAATGTACGACTCCTCCGAAAATTTAGCCAGATTACTGTGGCTCCATGCGGCAAAGTTTGGTACGTCATTTTTCATTTTTTAACCTTTGGGGTTAGTTGGTTAATCATCTCCGTCCAATGATCCACCACCGGCTTGATCTTGCCCTCGGTCACTTCTTGCTTCATGGCTTCTTCCATCTCCCGTTGGTGCAGGACATTGACATCAACATCGGGGGATTGGCATCGCGCCACCGACATCATCTCAGCCTGGTAGCTGGGTGTGCAGTCAACGCAGATGTGGAAGCTTTTTAAATTGCTTCTAAAAGCAAGCGCCTTCCATTCCTTGTGTTGCTTCTCCGAGCTGAAGCATGGCGGGTAGGTGGATAGCATTTTTAAACATTCCTGACTCTGTACGGTGACTCTGAAAGAGTTCGGACTGACCGCTTAAAACTGCATAAAAGTGGCTCATCAACAAAAACTCTCTCCTTCATTGATTTGGCATCTTGGAACATCTCAGGGTGCAGCTTTTGCATTGACTTGATGTAAGCCTCCAACGGCCTGTTTGGGGCTGCAGAGTAGTCTCTACCCCTTGGTTGCAGCCTGCTCAATGACTTAATCATTGCACGTTGCTCTTCAGTAAACGGGGATGTAGTCATTTTTTTCCTTTAAAGGTTTGCGGTTTGGTCTAGGGCAATTTTCGGGCGGCACGATTACACACCACACGGCACTCACATAGTTTTTGACACCGCGCGATTGCCAGCGGTCAATGTATGTGTCTGGCATCATGCGTAACTGCCGATTGACGGTGTTCTCTGGCGCAGGCACCAAGACTACTATTTGTGCCACTGTAAGTCCATCAGGGTTATCCCTTAGTGCTTGTCGGATTTGTTTGTTGTAGCTATACATTGTTTCCCCTTGCTCGGATTGCTTTCCAGCATTTAAATGCAGCATACGGCAGCACCCATATTGGCATGGTGAGTAGCACAAAAAATGCAATAGCAAAAATCCAAGCACCCTCCATCAACTCAAATAAATTGTTCATGTCTTTCTCCAATAAGTTTTTACAACGTCAGGCCACTGCCTGCGGATAACTGCCTGTGCATCCAGCCTGCTTGAGAACCAACGAGCCAGCTTGCGGTCGCAGTCCTGCAACAGGAACATGGTGATAGGCCAGCCGGTACTCATGTGTTCTTCTCCTTGAGTGGACACCAATTTGGGATGGTCTTAAACTTTTCTTGGCAACCCCAAAGTATGTTTCCGTATGGGCCTTGGTTATGCTGAGGATGACGGCACTCAGTCCAGCATTCACCGTGTCCACGGTGGTCTCCTGCAAAAGGACAATCTTGGCAGTCCGTCACTTCAATAACGGCTTTCATGTGTTCTTCTCCTTGAGTTTGGCTTCGAGGGCTTCCATGCATTTCCACTCCCATCCGCTTACACCCCAAAAATCTTTTTCGTAGCGCATGATTTCTTTGCGTTCCTCATCCGTCAGACCTACCCACGGGCGCTGTTGTGGAGTGGTGTAGAGCTTTGCGCCAACCTTTGCAACATAGCCATCATTCCACGTTAGAAGCGGGTAATTTACACGATGCGATTTTTTAAATTCAGCCACCGGCTCCTGCGCTGGCTGTGCCAACTGCGCCTTCAAGTTGCGTATCTCAACCTTAAAGGCTTGTGCTTCGCAGTGTCGAGCGCATGGTGCTGGGTGCGTCCCATTCGCTTGCAATGTTTGGCGGTCAGGCCCCTGCGCTGGCTGTGCTAGGGCTTCTTTGATGGTGATGATGGCTTGGTTAATGAAGTGCTCTGGTCTGCTCATTACTTGCTCATGAGCGTACCTATCAAAACAGGTAGCCACACTCTTCTCCAACGCCTCAAGCGCCAGCTTCAATGCTTTGTCTTTAGTCATCGTTTCCTTGCATGTCTCACACTGCTCTCCCCGCAACCAGCCGTGAGAGCATCTCCATGTTGCTTCTTCTTTAGTCATGTGTTCTTCTCCTTGAGTTTGGCTTCAATCATTGATATATAGGTAATTGGAGTTCGGCAGTCATCAAGAATTGACAAAGACTCTTCCCTTGTCAACCCTACCCACGGGCGCTGTGGTGGTGCGGCGTAGAGGGCAGTAACGTCTTTGTAAATGACTGAATCCTGTGGCTTTGTATTTGATAGCCGTCTAACCCAAGGCCCAGTTTGAGTGCCATCGTCGTTTAAACAATTTTGCCAATACATCCACGCCACAGGCTCCTGCGCTGGCTGTGCCAAGGCTATTTGTCCAGTTCCTTTACACGGTTTGCAGATTGATGTAGGTGCTTCGTCAATCCCTGTAAAGCGCTCGCCAGTTCCATCGCAACTGCGACATGGGCGTGTAGCGCTAGGCTCCTGCGCTGGCTGTGCTAGGGCTTCTTTGACAGCCTTCAAAGTGTCGTGCCGGTCTCGGCCTTCAGTCCAGTATGTTGTGCGATTGATGTAATCAAGTGCAATCTCCAATGCTTCTTCTTTAGTCATGTGTTCTTCTCCTGCGCTGGCTCTCTGTGCATGATCGGCTCTCCATGTTCGTCAAAGTAAACCTCGCGCAACTTCCATCCCTGCGCTGGCTGTGCTAGGGCTTCTATCGCTTGTTGTGCAATTGCATTGACCGCCTTGTACACGCTGGTTTGTGTTAAATGCATCATCCCATCAACAAAACCACGCTCGTAGTCTGGGCCTTGGTCAAGTCTTGGCCTCAACGGTTCAGTTGTAATGTGTTTGCGTCCGTTGCTGTCTGTGATTATTCGTTCAGTCAAAATGGGGACTCCTCATAGTTGTCAGGGTTAGGTTTAAGCGGTGGTGCTTTAGCAGGCACCGGCCTCGGGAATGGGGGGAAAGGCCACATCAGAACCCCCTGCTTTGCACACGAAGGAAGTCATCAGCGCCACGGCGTACTGGGGCCATGCTCTCGGGGACGTACTTGTCCCTCTTCCATAAGTTCATTTGCGGCGGGGGTACAACATCAGGGCCTTTCTCCATAGGCACGTATCCGCCACGCACATAGCGAGCTGGGTTCTTGTCACCTAGCTTGTTGGGCACAGCGGCAAGAGACGCGTCAGGGTTCTTGCGCATCAGGTTGGGGTTACCGGCTTGTAGTTTCATTTCAATCTCCAATGCTTTCGTAATGCTTCACCAAGTGGTCAAGCCATGCTTGGCGGGTCTGTTGCAATTTCTTTGTGTCGGAAAACCCATTGATGTCGTGTTTTGCCAACAGCCATTCCTCCAAGGTGTCGTGGCCCTCAAGCAACAATGCAATGAGTTTTTTGGTGAAACGGGCTTCATCGTTTGTGCAATTAACACGCCAGTAAATGGCATGGCAGATGTATCGTTCTTTTGGGTGATCCATCCAATCACCAACGCCATTCCAAAGTTGCTTCTTGGCGGCTTTAAACACTTTGCTTGTTTTCATTTCAAAATCCGATCAATCATGGATGGTGTACAGGTCTTGAACACCAACGGGATCTGCGCGTAGGTGTATCCCAAAAGGAACACCAGCACCGCTGACATTCCTATGGCTGACAGACCTCGGGTGATAAGGTCGTACAGGGCTTTCATGCCGCTATCGGACCAAGCTTCGACATCTCTTGGAACCGCTGTTCAGCATGTTTCGCCATCTGTTCAGCCTTCTTCTTGGCGTAGTACTTTTTGGCGTACTCACGAGACTTGCGCTTACGCTCTTCATCACGCTTTTTAGCCCGCTGCTTAGCCAGGATCTGTTCGCGGTTGCGCTGGTAGTAATCGCGCTTTCTTTGTGCCAGGAGCTCACGCTTGAGGTCGGACTCACTCATGGGGATTGGCTGACCCTCACCTTTCACTATTGCGCGGCCATAGTCGATGATGGGGAACTGTTCAACTGTAACATTGTTAGAGTTGTTTTCGAGATCATCAATTTTAAAGGTGTGCTCAACCAATTGAAGGCGCAACTTGTTAACAGTAGCTTCCAGTTCTTCGATGCGCTTAAAGATGTTCCAGTTCATTTTGTCTCTCCATAAAGAAAGTTTTCAAGGCGCTCAATACGAGCATTGTTGTAGTCCACAACGGACTTTGCATAGTCCACACCGGATTCAGCATCAAGCTTCTCCCGTTTGGCCGACTCGAGTTCACGCAACGCCATCGCTTGTGGGGATGGTGGGCGGTACAGGTTCTTCATCCAATCAATCATTGTTTGCTCCTTGGGTTTAGTAAGGGATGGGTACAAATATTCCCTTGGCCTAAAGCATAACACATGATTTTTTAAAAAGTCAACTATTGCAAAAAATATTTTTAGCGCCAGTCGGTTTGGTCCCAATTCCCCTTTCCGTGATTGCAGTCATGACACAGAACTTGAAGATTGTTGAGGTCCAAAGCCAGATCGGGAAAAAGTTTGCGTGGTTTGATGTGGTCAACATTCATCACAGCCCCATCTTTTGGGGAAGCTCCGCAGCACTGACACCTGGAGCCATGTTTCTTCAAAGCCATCATGCGAACTTTGCGCCATTCGTAAGTTGATAAAAAGTTACTTGACTTCACATCAACTGGCCTTGGTTTTGGCGCTGGGTGGATCAAAACATATCCGGAAGAAGCCAATCTATCCCTACGTTTGGATCGTTTGTTTTTCGACATTTCACACCCCTGGTGGATGAGTAAAGTTTTGTGGCAAAAGTCTGCCTAAGGGAGAGTGAACCCCTTTGGCAAATTTCCACACCCCCGGAGCCATTCGGTCATCCATGTGGGGCAGCATCAATCCAGCTTGTGCTGCCTATGGGTACTTTCCGCTGCTTGGCAACGTCTAGCTCGGCCACCCATACCATTTGGGTTATCCGAAGGACTTGAACCCACGGGCCACAAATGGAATTCCCCCGATTGCGCCATGCATCTTCTTTGCGCTCTCGCTGTAGGTCAGAACGTCGTAGGGCTGGTGGACTGCGGACTACACCTTGCGGCTTCCTACGCTTCCCTCATGCCAACCCAAAACCCGATAGATCCCAACAGCAAAGTTGCCGCGTAAATGCAAAAAGCCGTTACTACTGCACTGGGTCGTGTCCTCCAAGAATCCCTAGAGGCCAATGCATGAGTAACGGCTTTCAATCTATTGCACACGACTGCAACGGAGTGTAGTGTACACCAATTTTGTGGTGTGCAAGATCTTTTTGAAAAATATTTGTTGGTGGCTCACATAAAGCAGTGTGTGTCCAGTAACTTCACGGAAGCATTCATACCGGCGCTAACCCGATAGACCACCAACACGGCTGGGGACTGGTTTGTCAGACGATATGTCCGCTGGTCACCGGCAGCTTTCCCGATAAGACCAATCCCCATGCATGTTGGCTCTCAACTATAACAATGTTACAGAAAGACCCCCCAGTTGCCCAGGGGGTAAGGACCCTGTAAAGAGCCAAGGAGAGAAGCACGGCTTTATTCTACATGGATAACTTTTACTTGCCAACGGTTGTCCTTCTTATGCCAGCCGTGGACCTCGATCTTGATGCCGGCGTCACGCACGATGTCCAGGTTCTCGTGCTCAAGGATCTTCTTCAGCCGGTCTGATGTGTGCCCCCAGCTCGTAGTCTGCACACCGATCACCGCGCCCTGTCCCAGGCACAGGATGTCAATGAAGCCAGCAAAGTCATTCTTGCGCTTTGTGAAGGAGTTGTACCGCTCCACCACCTCGGCGTAGAAGCCGTTGTCCCTCATGTACTTGAGGCTGCGCTGCGTTGTTGTGACGGCCATAAATTTATTTTTCCAAGTTCTTGCAATACATGATAAGATATGGGTACAATGTGTTGCACCACCCCAAATTTTACAGGAGAAACGAATGAGTAAATTGCGCTGCTTTACAGCCTACTGGAACTACCACCGTGGAGAGATACAGTTTGATTACCCCTACCAATTCCAGTGGGAGTACATCAAAAAAAATAATGTGACGGCACTAGAAGATCGCGTTCTCGTGCTGGATGCACTGCAGGACGCAATCGTGCAGCTCACAGATCTGTATGAAAAAACGCTCGAACTCGGCCATGAATATGCCCAGGATCACTGCGTTATAGCTCTTTCCAACTGCATCAAAGAACACGCCATCAAATAATGATCCTCACTAACAAGCACAACCTTCCGCAGACGTTCGTTAACGTCCTGCGCCGCCCCACCTACTCCAAGGGTAAGGCCAACATTTCGGCTACCGAGCTGATCTCCTCGCCCCGCATCGTCCAGCTACGCAAGATCCACGCTGAAGAGATTGAGCAGGATGTCAGTGAGATGGTCTGGTCCATCTTTGGCACGGCTATTCACGGCGTACTGGAGCATGGCCGAGATGACAGCCACCTTGTTGAAGAGCGTCTGCACACCACTGTTGACGGCTGGTCTATATCAGGTGCTATAGATCTGCAGATCGTAAACGAGGATGAAACCATAACCGTCAACGACTACAAGACTGTTGGGGCCTGGTCGGTGATGAACGAGAAGATCGACTGGGAGCTGCAGCTCAACATCTACGCATGGCTGGTCCGCAAGGTCAAGAAGTCGGACGTAAGCAAGCTGGAGATCGTAGCCATCATCCGTGATTGGAGCCGCCGTGATGCCGCCCTCAAGGCCAACTATCCCGATGCGCCAGTCAAGGTTATCCCTATCCGGCTCTGGTCTTACGAGGAGCAACAGGAGTTCATTGAGAAGCGCGTTGAGCTGCACTCCAATGCCCTGTTTGATCTCGAGACTGGTGATGAATTACCCCACTGCACTCCAGAGGAGACTTGGGAAAAGCAAACGACCTACGCGGTCAAAAAGATTGGTGGTGTTAAAGCCCGCAATGTCTGCGACACCATTGATGAAGCTCAGGCCAAGGTGGCCGAGTACGGTAAAGAGTACGAGATTGAGGTGCGCCCAGGTGAACGGACGCGCTGTGCCAACTTCTGTTCAGTCAGTCGTTGGTGCAATCAGTGGCAATCGTACAAAGAGCAAACAACCAAGGAGTAAGTATGGAATGGATGGAAGAGAGCGGTATTCAAGAAGTTGGAACCAAGGTGGAAGGAATAACTGCTGATCATGTTTGGTGGAATGCAGACATCCTGACTCGCAGCATGAGCCAATGGGCATCTGACTTTCAGCGGCTTGTCAAGGTTATGGAGGATCGCCATAAGGAGCACCTGAAGATGATTGGCGATTTACTGGAAGAGCGCAATCAGCTTAAAGATCAACTCAAGGCAAAGGAAAAAGCATGAAAGATTTTTGGGGGCCGGCGCTGGTTATTTGGGTTGCGGCTTCATGGCTCACACACATATTTGTTTGCCTGAAGACTGCATCATGGGGGTTCTTGTTGGCGGGGGCAATCCTGTTTCCCATCGCATGGATCCACGGCACGGGCATTTGGTTTGGGGTGTGGTAATGAGCGCACCACGCGAACAAATCATGGAGATGCTCGAGGACGCTATGTTCTTGGAGCCCGATGGGTATGACGTAGCTATTGCTGGGATTGCAGAACGATGCGGGATGCACCCAGTAGTGGCCTACGACATGGAGAAGGTGATTGATATCTTGATGGCTGATGGAATGGATGAAACCGAGGCCATTGAGTTTTTTGAGTTCAACACAATTGGGGCATGGATGGGGGAATTGACTCCTGTCTTTGTTACTTTAATTAAAACTGGAGAGAAATAATGGCAGCAGAACAACGCATTTACATAGTCACCAATGGTGGCACACAACACCTCGTGCAGGCCGCAAGCCAGGCACAAGCTATCCGCCACATCGCTGGCAAAACATTTGATGTACGGATTGCAAAGACGCTGGATGTTGCTCAGTTGATGAGCAATGGTGCAGTCCTTGAGACAGCAGTCAGCGCACCCGAGCAATCAATCATTGAAGGAGCTTAATATGAAAGCACTATTGATTACCCTGTCAACTGTGGCACTACTTACTGCCTGCGGTAAACAAGAAGTTAGTTTCGCATCACTGGAAGAAGCCAAGGGTACTGCGCGTGAGAACGCCATGTGGAATGCCCAACGCTATCGCCAAGAGAACGTCCTGCTCAAGGGCTGGGACATTGTTGGTCGTGGCGACTCGTCACAAGACAATGCTTGCCCCCAGGGTGATGGCTGGGCAACGATGGACTTTGTTAACCCTGACAAGACCCGTCTGGTCAAGGTGAAGTGCTCTACCGTGTCGGCCAATACCTCCTGTTTGGAAGACGCTGACTTCAAGACCAAACCGTTTGCCTCGGACGATGGTCACTGCCAGCCTACCAACAAGGTTCCTTATCCACTGCCGAAGATTGCCAAATGATGGCACTTGACATCCTTATTGCATTAGGTGTAGCAGTACCTTGCGCGATCTGTTGGTTCCTTGGCTACAAGGCTGGACAAATGAGTAAATGATTTACGGGGGGAAAGCAGATGCTGGAGTGCGCCGTTACTAGCACAGATCAACTAGTGCAGCGAGTACCCCCACCTTTTAGGAAAACAAATGGTACATAACAAATTAATGGTCGCGCGGATTCGTCTGCAGGGAATCAAGTTGAAGAAGACGGGACAGAACAAGTTTGCTGGTTACAGTTACTTTGAGTTGGGAGACTTCCTTCCGGCGATTCAGGAAATCTTTGCCGATGTTGGCCTGTGCGGTGTTGTCTCCTACACAACAGAGTACGCCGTACTAACCCTCACTGATATAGATGATGGAACAGCCATCGTTATCACTAGCCCTATGGCTAAAGCAGAGCTGAAGGGTGCACACCCCATCCAGAACCTGGGTGCAGTTGAAACCTACCAGCGCCGCTACTTGTGGATGACTGCGATGGAGATCGTTGAGCATGATGTGCTGGACGCCTCCAAGCCAGCAGAAGTAAAGGAAGAGCGCCCCAAGGTATCTACCTTTGTGCCACGCCCTCACATCGTCCAGGCACCAGCCGAGCGCGTGAAAGGTGATACATTGCCGCCTCCCTACAAGGAGACAAATCCCGAGTGGACCATCACCATCCACGCCGAGGATGCTGACGACCATAACAAGTTACTGTTGAGCGCGACCAAACTGAAGCTGAGCTACGCCACCAGCGAAGAGCAGGTCAAGGAAATGTTCAAGGTCAACCGCGAGTTGTACAGCGCAGTGAAAACCTCCCACCCCGAGGTCTATGACGAGGTCATGGACATGTTCAAAGAAAACAAAGCAAAATTTAAGGATCAATAATGGACTACCCAAACAGCGGACTACTTCTCACCAACACGCGCAAGACTGCCGACAAACAGCCAGACATGAATGGCGACATCAAGTTTGAGCGGGACTATCTTCTGGCAATGATTGACGCCTCCGAGGACGAGGTTGTTGTGATCAAGCTTGGCGCTTGGTTGAAGAAGGACAAGAACGGCAACCGCATGATTTCCATTAAAGCGGATACCAATGCAAAACCGATGACAACGCAAAAGGATCCCTGGGATGACTAAAAGTAAAAAGCCAACTACTGTTGAGGGCTGGGAGAAGGTCTGCAACAACCTTGATGCAGCTCTTCGGCTATCTATTCAGCAGGAGGAGGAGCTGATTGCAGCTCTTGAAGAGACTAAAGCCAACTACGATGAACTGAAAACTGCAATGATCAAAGCTGCTGGCATCATTAATTACCTGGAGATTAAGCTTGAGCGAACCAATTCAGTTTGAGGGCATCAAGACTGGGCTGAAACAATCCAAGGACGGCTACGTGTTGACGATGGCCGTCCATCCCGATGACCTGCCAGATGACCTGATGCGTGACTTTGTTGGATCACGCTATGTGGTGGTCATGGTTCGGCTGGGTGATGATGAGCGGCCAATGAACCGTGAGCAAGAGTTCCCGGGCGACCATGCCGTGAAGATGGCTGGGATGCTGTGCCGTGACCCTGAGTTCTGGGAGTGGCTTAGCCAGAAGAAGCTCTTGGAAGATCAGAACGAGAAGGCATGTGCCGAATGGTTGAGCGACTATCTTGGTATTGAGTCCCGCAAGGAACTGAAGACCGATGAAGACGCCCGAGCCCTATTTAATCGACTCAAAGAAGCCTTTGAGGCATGGAGGAAACAATGAAGAAACTAGTACCGTACAGCGTGTACCTTCCGATTGAGCACTACGAGAAGATCAAGGTGCTGGCGCAGCAACGCAAGGCATCCTCTATGGTGCGTGACGCCATAGCAATGATCCTTGATGGCAACGATGCCTACAAGGCTGGATACAACAAGGCCCTGCGTGACTGCATCAAGTGCGTTGATCAGGTGGAGGAGATTGAGCATATCGCTGTCCGCAGCAAGTACCTAAACGACCTGCTTAGTGACGCAATTAAAGAACTGGAGATGTGATGGAAGAGTCATTTATCAAAATGCTACATGCCATTGAGTCAACCGTTATGGAAACTCCTTGCGATGAGCCTATGGATGCTGTTATGGCGCTTTGCTGCGTTATGTGCGATATCCTTGTGCAAATCAAGATGGACGACAACCACCAGGTCTGTAACGCTGTTCTTACTGCGTTGAACTCATCAAGAGAAGCTTACAAACTACACGAGGTCCACTAATGACTGAGCATGACCAAAACCTGCGCGATATCGCCGCGATGTTTGCAATGGCTGGTCTGCTCATCAGAGGGAAGCAAGATGCCAGCATCATCAAGCTTTCTTTTGAATTAGCAGATGAGTACATGCTTGGGCGCAAACCTGATGGTGGTCTTGCCACAATCAAGAAGCGCAAAAAAGATGTACCGGAATCGTAAGCTACTGGATGCGGCTCGTGAGCTTCCCTGCCAACACTGTGGTACTGAAGACGGTACGGTAGTGGCGGCTCACAGCAACCAGATGCGTGACGGCAAAGGGCGCAGCCTTAAAGCCAATGACTACAGGATTGCATCATTGTGCTTTAAGTGCCATTCCGAGCTGGACCAGGGAGCTCATATGAGCCGAGCCGAAAGGCTGGAGATGTGGGAGGAAGCACACCGCCGGACTATCGGTCAGCTCTTTGAGCGGGAGATCATTGGGCTTCTCTGAGTAGTTGATTAAATGCCCGCATTTTTTCAACCTTAAAATCATTGGCTCGCTTAGCACCCTCATCATCTCCGCG